TGATAATGAGATTTTGCTTCTGCTTTTGAGTCACAGAGTTCATCACACATCGGGCATTTGAATTGTTTTGTGTATTCGGAATACTCAATTGAAGTGCTCATTTCTTGCTCCTTAAAAGTGGTTAAAAGTTTTGGTTTAATGCTCCGGGTTGGAATTGAACCAACCATGCTACCCAATATCTCGGAGCGGTATGTTTCTCGGTCACCTGTTCATCGTTACCGTCCATTCGTTCTCATGCCCATCGGCTCAAGCGTGGCCGACCCAATCGAACGGACCCTAAACCGAGCAACTCGGTGTGGCACGTATGACTAAGTTGTTGAGACTTGCAAGTGTTTGCTTGCTTCGGTCCGGAGCCTACCGCTCCGATCCCTCTATTCAAAAGACAATGTCTACTGCCTCGCATGTTATTAACTTGTAAAAGTAATCCTTAATTCCAATTAAAGTATAAACATTATATCGTATATCGTCAACCCTTACTTTAGAACAATATACAATAAAATATAAGATTCTTGGAGAAATCCTTGTTTTTAGCTCAAAAACAAAGAGTTTTTGTCAAGGTAATTTCCATAATTCTTGGAGAATACCGCCGGTCTATAGGGTTTTTTATAGTTTTTGTTGTTACTATAGTGGATTTTCCGTTATAAATATGGGCATTTGAAAGGAATAGTATGGCAAGAAAGAAGGAATAGTATGGCAAGAAAGAATGACACAAACGGTAGGTGGAAGGACCTTTACCTATTCAAAATTTATGATATGACAAAGCAGGGTCTACCACAAACAGAAATCTGCAAACGCCTCGACATAAAATCCCCAACCTATTTCTATTGGCTAAAGGTTAAGCCTGTGTTTAAGCTTGCAGTGACAGAAGCAAAGAAAATCAGAGAGGAGGCTTTGAATAGTCTTGATGGAGATGAGACAAATGTTCGGGACTACATTTACAAACGTCTTGACCCTGAAATGAAAGAGTATTGGGATGAGCTGAACCGGATTGAATCAACATCCAAAAAGAACAGACTATCACCATTTGGGAAGGTCGAGAAGTTGTTTAGCGGGCAGGGCAAAAAACGAATGAGGCAATGTCTATTCATCCATGCCTGGATCTGTTCCAATTTTTCCATCTCTGCAGCCATGAGAAAGGTTAATTTGACCCGGTGTGTCTATAATCAATGGGTCAATGGAGATGAGCAGTTTGCTCAGCTGTGTAAGGATGTTTTCTTCTTCAAAAAGGACTTTGCTGAATCAGCATTATGCAAGCTCGTAGCAGGTGGAGACACAGCAGCAACAATTGCTCTGAATAATGCTTACAATAGAAACCTTGGATTTGGTAGAAGTGATATTAAAGTAAAGCATGAAGGAGAGATAATTCATACTCATATTGCAAAGATGAGTGATCTGAAACTGTCATTGGAAACTCGAAGGTCATTGCTCACAGCTTTACAGGATGCTAATACAGAAAATTGATGGTATCTCAGAACCCACAATTCAGCCTATCAGATGTAAGAGCGAGTGTATGTAGAGACAGTTTTTATGACTTCGTTCAGCAGTTCTGGAGTGAGTCTATACCAGAGGAACCTGTGTGGAATTGGCACATAGAATATATCTGTAAAGAGATGCAAAAGGTGGCTGAGCTTGTTTTTAACGGCATTCCCAAAGAATATGACCTGGTTATCAACGTCCCTCCAGGCTCAACCAAATCAACAATCTGCTCTATTATGTTTCCGGCATGGGTATGGTCCAGAATGCCAACAGCAAGAATAATAGGAGGTTCCTATGCTAAAGACCTTTCAATGGAACTATCTCGTAGGAATAGAGACGTAGTCCAGAGTGAATTATATCAAGAGACTTTCCCACACATCCAACTCAGACAAGACCAGAATGTTAAGACCCACTTTGTTACAGAACAAGGTGGAGGTAGGTTAGCGGTAGGTGTAGGAGGAGCAGTCACAGGATTCCACGCTCATTTCCTCCTCGTAGACGACCCACTAAACCCACAAGAAGCAGTCTCAGAAGCAGAACTAAAAACTGCAAATACCTGGATGGGCGAAACCCTATCCCAAAGAAAAGTAGACAAAGCAATAACACCTACAATTCTGATCATGCAAAGACTCCACCAAAATGATCCTACAGCTTCTATGATAGAACGAGCAAAAGATGCACAAAAAACAAGTATAGACACAGGAGAACAGAATGCAAAGCTACAAATTAAGCATATTTGCCTCCCAGGAGAAAAAACAAAAGACATAAAGCCCATGAAAGCAAGAAGGTTCTACAAGGATGGATTATTAGACCCAAAGAGACTATCAAAGAAAATCTTAAACAGTGCCATGGCAGAATTAGGAGAATACGGATACGCAGGGCAAATACTGCAGAACCCTATACCCAGAGGTGGAGGTATGTTTAAGACGGATAGAATAAAGTTAGATATAGCACCAACAAAGTGGTTAGACATAGTCAGATTTTGGGATAAGGCAGGAACAGAGGATGGAGGTAAATATTCCGTAGGTGTAAAGTTAGGATTAGATAGGAATAAGCATTTATGGATATTAGACGTGGTGAGAGGGAGATGGAGTAGTGAGGTTCGAGAGAGCATTATTAAACAGACAGCACAGACAGACACGATCAAGGTGATTGTAGGTATAGAACAGGAGCCTGGAAGCGGTGGAAAAGAGAGTGCAGAGAGTACAATTAAGAACCTTATGGGGTTCAGGGTAAAAAAAGATAAACCTTCAGGATCACACTCCAGTAAGATACAGCGAGCAGATCCTTTTTCCGTTCAGGTTAATGCAGGAAATGTAAGTATGGTGCAAGGTGAATGGAATAGTGCATTTCTCAATGAAATGATGTTCTGGCCTAATAGCACTTTTTTAGATCAAGGGGATGCCGCTTCAGGTGCCTTTAATATGTTGATGAAAGGTGGGAAAAAGAAAGGACCATTGTGGACGAGAACGAGGTAATAGGATATGAAGTATTTCCGGATGTTTATTATGAGATATGGGATATGAAAAAAAATGTTTTTGAGAATGGGGAATTGTTCTATATAATCGAATCAGAATCGGAACCAGAAGGCTATCCGTTTTGGGTTTGGAATTAAAGAAAGGAATATGATGAGTAATGAGAACGATCACACAGCAGGTATGCGAAGAGAAGCGAGAGAGCCTGTAGAGAATAGACAGGAAGAGGAAGAACCAAAAAGAAACGCACCAACAATGGCAGCAAGGCAAATAATGCTTGAGAATATGCTGTTAGCAGGAAATGCCACTTCCCTTACCAGATCAGCAATGAATGCTATGCTTAATCCAGGCAAGGATATCAATTTTGAGTGTGGGTATCCAGCATGGGGTTCGATCACAAAAGAGATGTATCGAGAGATGTATGATAGGGAGGGTGTAGGAACGAGAGTTGTGCAAATCCTACCAGCAGAATCGTGGGCAATGTTTCCTGAGATTACTGAGGATGAGAATACGAATGAGACAGTGTTCGAAGGAGAGTTCAAGGATTTGAATAAGAGATTTAATATCTTCCAGTATCTTACTCGTGGTGATGTTCTGAGTGGTGTTGGTGATTACGGTATTCTCGTGATAGGAATCAATGATGGACAGTCTCTCGATCAGCCAGTTGAGGGTGTTAATGAGTGGACAGGAGAGAAGGTGGGAAATGCCAAGCATGAGCTTTTGTATCTTCGACCGTTTGATGAATCGTCCGTTACTATTGATAAAATGAATGGTGACATATCTTCTTCTCGATTTGGTTTTCCAGAGCTGTATACTGTGAAGATAGAAAAGTCCACGGGCCAAGGTCAAGTGACGACGACTGACACTGTTAAAGTGCACTGGACACGGGTACTTCATATGGCTGACAATAGACATAGTTCGGAGGTCTTTGGCGTGCCAAGAATGCAGCCTGTATATAATCGTCTACTTGACATACGAAAGGTCGTTGCAGGGAGTGGTGAGATGTTTTGGAAGGGTGGTTTTCCTGGGTATTCTTTTGAAACCTTGCCAGATGAGGATAAGACATTTACGGATGATGAGGTTACGGAACTGAAATCTCAGATTGAGGATTATGCAGCAGGTTTGCAACGCTATATGACGCTTGGGGGAATGACAGTGAAGTCACTGGCTCCGCAGGTAGCTGATCCGACAGGACATCTACAAGGTTTGATGCAGTATATTGCTGTCACGCTTGGTATTCCACTTCGTATCTTTATGGGTAGTGAGCAAGCGAAACTTGCTTCAACACAAGATAAAGAGACTTGGAATAAGAGAATAAACAAGAGGAGAGAAGACTATATCAGTCCATTTATTATTCGTCCTTTTATTGATAGGATGATGATGTTTGGCATACTTTCAGAGGCGGAGGAGTATTTCATTATGTGGCCAGACCTTGCAGCTCCTTCAGATGTCGAGAAAGCTGAGGTAGCGGAGAAGAAAACAACGGCTTTAGCAAAGTATGTCGCAGGAAGTGTTGACAACCTTATCCCTCCAAAAGAGTATTTGACAATGGTCATGGACTTTACGGATGAGGAAGCTGATGCAATTGAGGTGGCAGCAAATAGTTTTGAAGGATTAGAAGAGCCTGAACCGGAGCCTGTTGTTCCGGCAGGGCAGCAACCTGGATAGGAGAAGAATAATGAAATGGTATGAAGGTAACATGATAGTCTTATGGCCGGTGATTATGATTGTTTTGTTAATATGCAGTCTTGGTTGCCAGCTTGGAAGAGTGGAAGGTGTTAGTGCTTCTGTAGGAGCATTCGAGCGTGGTCTGTGGTACGATCATGATAGACGAGAGTATCATGAGAATGGTTGGGGCTTGAAGTTTGATATTGTAGCAGGGCATATGATTCGTCCTGTACCTAAGTTTTGGAAGAAGGATCAGAATCCTTGGAAAGGAGATGAGCCGTGGTTTGTCTTGAGGTTACCTATGATAGGTCCATATGTAGGTGTTGCGGCAGGAGAGCTTGGATTTTATCTGGGGTTAAAGACATTTCTGGTGGAAGACCGACATCGTTCTCAGGAGAGATATGGCAAATGGATGAAGGAGGAAGAATATCCAGCTGATCCAAACGGAACGATGACATACCTGCAGATTAGTGCAAGCACTCGACAAACGAGGTGGAAATAATGATATGTTGCGATAAAGATCGAAGCACTAAGTTTTGTTGTGAATGTGGTAAGAAACTGTTTGAAGATAAGGTAGAGCAGGAGGACATTGAAGATGGGACAGAGAAGAAGAGTAAAGAAGATCTTATTGTAAAGTTAAAAATAGGGATGAAGCGTAATGAAGAAAACGAAGAAAAAGAAAAAAAAGGATGATGATGTTATATTTAAATCATCACCACTAACAAGAGAAGAAAAACGACTTTTAACAGCAAGCTGTATACAACTACCAGAATATTGTCATGGAAAATTAAAATGATTTTGGAACAGATAGGAAATCGTTTTGTGCGTGCAAGGGATCTAAGAGAGAGACCAAAACAATCCAAGTCTGAACCAACTGATGCTGATAGAATGGAAAGAGTTGCTGAGCACCAACGCCGTGTCAGTGAAGAATTGAGAAAGCTAAACCAATGAGATTATTATGGTATTATCTATACGGCAAATTCTTGTGGTGGTTAGGAGAGTATCACGATGCCTAATCAACTGAAACGAGATCCGACGAGAACGACAACTTTACGGAAGCGATTTGCTGCTGATATGAGGCGTCGGTTTAAGAGTGTGGACAAAGCCAATAAGAAATTGATTGTCGATGAGGATGTGTTTGGCCTAAAGACAGGATCCTCTTTGCTAACGATGCAGGAGAGACAGGCTTGGCGTTTCCGCACAGATGCTAATAAGGTGAAGGAATATCGCAAGTGGTTGAAGCAGCAGGTGGACGCAAAAATCCTTACGACCGATGCTATCTCCGGACAGCCTTGGACTGGTACTTATGTTGAGAGTGCTTACAAAAAAGGTGCGGTTCATGCCTATGCTGAGACCAGAGCTTTAGATGCGGTAGACGAACCGGCAACATTCCTTGGAGGCAAAGCAGAATTTCTCCGCCAAGCTTTTGCTTCTCCAGAAGCTCTTTCCAAGATTGAGTTGATTAGCACCAGAGCTTTTACAGAATTAGAGGGTGTTACTGCTGCAATGGATCAGCAACTGTCTCGTATATTAGCAAATGGACTGGCTCAAGGCTCCAGTCCGGCCACTATGGCCCGGGAAATGTCAAAGAGCATTGGAGCTTTGTCTCGAACAAGAGCGGAGGTCATAGCCAGAACTGAAACGATTTCAGCCCATGCTGAAGGCCAATTGGATGCTTTTGATAGACTGGGTGTAGAAGAAGTAGGGATTGAAGCAGAGTGGATGACAGCGGGCGATGAGAGAGTATGTCCTTTATGTGGTGAGCTTGATGGCGTGGTCATGCCAATAGATGACGCAAGAGGTTTAATTCCGAGACATCCCAATTGCCGATGCTCGTGGAGTCCTGCTTCTAAGTTCCAGAAACAACCAGGGCAGCTATGGGGTAAGGAAGGGAAAGATGCGATTGGTAGGTCTATTGGAGCGGAGAGAAAGAAAGGTACGTTCGCTGAGAAGCTGTCAAAAAGTCCGTGGTTAGGAAAGACGAGATTGGCAGCAAAGCTTAAAGCTCCACCTCCTGCTGCTTCTTTTGTTCCTACGGAGCAATCTAATGGCAGTGGAAGA